AATCGGCAATCGCTTCTTCGGCGGTCGGGTAAGCGTCGGCGTAACGTTGCGGCACTTGACCGGCGACGCCTTCGCACTTTTCAAGCGAACCTTCAGCCGTAACCATTGACGCATTACGAAATGCAACGTTCGGCCCCAACAGTTCAGCGGCGGCAAAATCTTCTTCGGTCGGCATGGAAGCGACGACGAAGAACAGTATTCGCGGATATTTTCGCATTTGGAATTTCCTTCGGAATTGAACGCACTTAGCAAAACGGGGGCCGAAGCCCCCGCCGCATTATGGCTTAGTTTGTTTCGACAACGACGCCCGCAATATCTTTAATCGACGTTGCGTACTTGTCCCAATTGGTCGCCGTTGCAAGCGCCGCGTCGTTGGGTGATTTGCCGCCGTTGGTCTTGTCCCATGCAAAACCCTTGATGCCCAACTGATACGACCATTCGGCTTGGTACGTGCGTTGAATGTTTTCATCGCCGTTTTTGGTTTCGTAATTGTCCGTGAAGTCGCCGTTTTGGTCGATACGGATTGCTTCGGAAACCAAACCAAGGTTATGATAAACCGCAGGGGAACCCGCAGTAATCAAACCCGAACTATCGGTAACGACGAACACGCGCCCGAACGGGTCGGAAATCACGTTAACCGTTCCATAGGTGAACAGTTGGGCCGCATTGGTAAGGCCGTTGCTGTAAAAGTCGTGCATCGGCGTACTGTGAACAATCCAAGCCGCAATATCGGAAGAACGGTCGCCGAACTTTTGCGCGCCTTTGTTCAGGTGCAACGGGGTCAACGTGTCCGGGGTTTGGCCGGTCGCGTCGTAAATGACAGCCGCAACGCCCGACAGTGCAGAATAGCAAGACGTAATGCCCACATTCAGCATATCGGCAAGCATATCTTTTGCAAGCTGTTGGCCCATCGAAGCGCCCGCAACTTCCGGGTTTTGTTGAATCCATTTGAATTGGCCGGGGTCAAGTTCAACGGGCGGCGTACCGCTGGCAACCTTAACCATTGTATCGACCAAATGGGCAAGCTTCTTCGACGCAACAGCGCCCGAACCGTAAGCGTCGCGACGACGAACAAGGCCGGAAATCTTCGCGTAAAAGGCGCGTTCGGAATAGTCGCCTTGATGCGCGGCGGCGGCAAGAACAATCGTATTGCGCGAAGCGGCGTTGAAAAGGTCGATTTGTTGCGCAATGGTTTCGCTCATTGCGTCGTAAGCGTATTCGCTGAATACAGCAAGGTCTGAAAGTGCCACGGTGGTTACTCCTTAGTAGCTTCGCGTTTTGCTCGAATTTGTTCCGCAAGATCGCGGGGGTTCATCGAAGCAAGCGACGCGGGTTTATTGGATTCGTCGTTTTGCGTGGCACCGCCGTTACGCTTTGCAAAGCCGTCTTTTGCGGCACCGCCGCCCGAAGCTTTACTTCCGACAATGATACTTGAAAATTCTTTGTTTGCAACAAATTCTTGCGACAATTGTTCCAGCGTCAACGCCGAAGGCTTGCCCGTTGCGTCAAGAATGCGCAAAGTCGGTTCGTCGCCTTCAAAATCGACGGTCAAACGTTCGCGAATCGCTTTCGCCATCAAGCCGGGTACGGTCGAAATCTTGGCGGCGATTGTATGGGCCGTGCCATCCAAAAGCGTTTTCGTCGTATGCGCGGTAAGTTTGGCAATCTTGCCGGTCGATTCGGCGCTTGCGTCGTCAAGCTTCTTTTGCCATGCCTTTTCAAGCGTCGTAATGTCGCCTTTTTTACGGGCGTCGTCGCTTCCCAATGCGTCAAGCTGTTCTTGTGCATCGCGCAACTTCGCTTCAGCATCGCGGCGCAATTGGGCTTCGCGGTCTTTGGCACGCTTCAAAGCGCCTGTATCTTCGTCGCCGGTAATGTCAAGGCGGAAGCCGTCGCCGTCTTCGATGTATTCGGATTTGAAGGCTTCGGGAAGTTTCGCGAATTCTTCTTTGGTAAGTTTGCGTTTAAGCGCCATTTCAAGGACTCCTTGTTTAGCTGAACACTGTTCAGCGGGTTAAAATTTGATTAAGTTTCGAAACAAAACCTTCGACCGACAACGGGTTTACTTCGTCAAATTGCGGCATATCCTTTGCTTTGATTTTGCCGCTTCGAAGGTCGCTTGCCTTTTGCGCGCCAAGTATATCATTTTGCACGCTTTCCGGTTGAGAATTCATCCAAGCGTAGTAAGTCGAAGGCGTCGGCGAATCATCGCCCGAAATAACCGGCACAGTTTTAGAACGGCATCGTATATGCGCCGGGGGCAACGGGCCAGCCCCATAATTAAAAACCCGACCGTTTCGCCCTTTGCAAATTTCGGTTGTTGCGTTGTCGATTACGGAAACCCAACGATAACGACCGAAGAAAATTGAAGCAATGCCAGCTTGCGCAACCGACGTAACATGCTGAACAGCGGTTGCAGTTACGGCCCCGGCTTGGCTGTTGATTCGGGCAAACGAACCGTCGCGAAAGTTCTTCGCTTTCGTGCCTGTTATTTCGGCAAGAACTTCTTGAACCGTCGAACGATTAGCATAACCTTTTCGAACGATATTTTCAACTGAAACCGACGCGGAAGCGGCAAAACCGGCGATAAAAGGCAATAGCAAAACGCCATTCGCCGGAATTGGTGCGTTCGTGATCGCGCCCCAAAGCTTCGAACTGTCGCCCCCATTGTGGGCACTTTTGAACCATACAAGCGGGTAAAGGTTTTCGCCTTCGTTCGCGTCGTATGCGTCTTCAAGTTCAACGTCGGCTTCGTCTTCAGTTACCGGCGTTTCGTCTTCACCTTCGGGTTTCTGCAACGTCGCAAAAATGATCTTTGAAACGCGAACGTCGGCGCGCATAAAGTCTTGAAGCTGTTCAATTAGCTTTGTTGTGTATGCGTTATAAACGCGCGCTTGAACGTCGCGAAGTTCAATAAGAAAGGAACGCAACGCGGCTTTCGTCAAACCGTCTAAGGTTTTGAAACGAAGATAAGAAAACAGCTTATCAAATTCAACTTGAAGTTCGCGCAATACTTCGTTGAATTCTTTTGCATGCTGCGCTTTTACCCCTTCGACGTATATTTGATGCCGCGTTAATACGTCGAAAAGTCTTGTATTGTTCAGCATTTGTTTATTCCTTACGTTGTGATATAAATTGCGCAGATACTGAATTGCGCCCATTCTTGCATTGAAACCGCCATATCAACAGCAACGCCGCTTGTATTTAAAGTTCTTACGATGATTTTTGAATCGTTGTTATCAATCAAACCCATTACCGAACCGCCCGACGCTGAAAAACCTTGACCGTATAACGACGCTGAAGAAGTGAATTCAAAACCGCTTGCGACATTAAACGGCAAGCCTGTTATTTTTAAAGTTCCTGTCGGTGAACTTGGAACGTCAGCAACAATAAACCCGGTCGCTACGACAAGTTTTCCAATTTTAAAATATTTGCCGGAAGTGTAAGGCGATTTTGTCGGAATACTTCCGCTTGTTACGCTGAAAATAGGAGTCCAATTGCCGTTATCCGCAATCGGGTTATAAATTGCATCGAAATAAGTTTTTAACGTTGCTTTAATATTTGACCATGAAAGTTTTTTAAGTACATTCGAAGCCGTTGAATCAACAACCCCCAATGTATCAGCGTCAAGCGGTGTTGTTTTTACGGTCGCCGCGTTTATAAGCGCGCCGATACTTATTGCGGTTTCAGCAGGTGCAGCAGCTAAAGCGCGCGCATTGGTAAAGTAAAGATTCGTCGAACCTTCGGAAACAACGTCGGTTGAACCCGGCGAAGATGCAATTTCAACGTATGTTGAACCCGACCAACGATAAGTAAGATTAGTCGCGATTGAAACGTAAATCTTGCCAGTTTCGCCGGTTGCCGGAAATGCCGCCAAATTGGCAAATTCTAAAACGTCGTCAACATACGACGGCAATTGCGACGAAGGTACTTTGCCGTCAACAAGTGCGGCAAACGACGAAGCAAACGCCGTTGAAATTGCGCTTGATAGTGTTGAAAACGGAAGCTTTAAAAGTACGCCCGTTGCACTGTCGCGAATTAAAAGCGTGTCGGCGGAAGTAACGTCAATCGTAACGATTTCGTCGCTATCCGTAAAGCGTTTCAATAATGCTACATTAAAAACTGAATCAGTCATTGCGCGCCCCTTGTGCCCACATTAAGCGGGCGGGTTGTTTTGGTTGCCGTTGCCTTGGTCAAGGTTCGGGGCGCTTGCTAGTTCTTCGGCAATCTTTTGTTTCGCCGCCGCGTCGTCAAGTTTGGCAATGCCAGCCCGGCGCATGTTGTCGCGCATTTCTTCGAACGCGATTGCCCCGGCTTGCCATTCGGCGACAAGTTGCGCCCGTTCTTGCGGCGACATTTTCGACAAATCGAAATCAGTATGCAATTCGAATTTGATTACTGTTTCCGCGACGCCGACGAACTTTGCGCACCAATCAAGCGCCCATTTAAACGCCGCGCTTACGTTCTTTGCTGAAGAAGCAAGCGTTGAAGTTTCGGCGGCGTTTTCAATGTCGGCTTCGGTCGCTGTACGCTGAACCGTTGATTGTTCGACAAGCTTTGCGCCAAGCGAAACCATTTGGCGCTCTTTGTGTTGCATGGCTTCAAACGGAAGCGTATTCGGCGACGCCTGAAGCAAGCCAGCCGAACCGCCTTCGGGCAACGGTACAGCGCCGCGCGCGCCAAGTGCAATCGAACCTTTAAGAACGTTAGTAACCCATTCTTCAGTAAGCCCGGCAAAATACGGCGTTGGTTGTCCGACGATATAGCAAGATTCTTCGTAATCCGCTGAATTGCGATAATGCGCAATGTTCAACGAAGCCAAGTCATACAGCGGCGGCAAATCAAGCCCTTCGTCGTTGTTTTCGCAACCGACGAAAGTAAACGGAATTTCTGTAAGCAAGTTGCCGGAAGAATCGCGCGGAAACATCGGGCCTTCGAATACTTGAAAGTCGCCAGAATCTTTACGCCAAACCGATACGGCGTAACCGGCGTCGGTTAGCTGAAGAACGCGCCATTGGTCGGCCTTCTTCATTTCAAAACCATCGTCGGAATAAACGTAAGTTTCTTTCAATACGACCAACGACAAAAGTTCGCGCGCGCCGCGTGTAATCGTTCGCCAGTTGATAATATCCCAAGGAGCATAAACGTTGATTGTCGGGCGAACGTCGCCCGCTTCCAGTTCAGCACGCGACGCCGGGGCTTCGGTTGCCGGGTAATCAACAAGCAAACCGCTTCGACCATACGCCAAAACGTGAAGGCTTGCACGCTTCGCCAATTGCGTTAAACTAACGCCGCCGCCGTTCGCGTCGTTGTTCACAATGTCTAACAATGTGGGCACTTCAACGACGGGTTCGCGAAGGAATACAGCGCCAGCAAGGCCCGAAAGCGTGCGTTGCGTTACGTTGTAAAATACGGCGCGTTCTTTATACGCCTTGTATCGTGCGACGTTTTCCGGGGTTACGTCGGAAGCGTTGGGGCGCGGCAAATACTTATCGCCAGCCTTTTTAATTGTTTGTTCGCCTTCGATGCAATCGCGAATCAAGAAATACGAAGGTAATTGTTTTTTCAATTCTTCGCGTATAAATGCAACGTTTGGCATTTGTCGCCCCTTCTTCAATGTGCGTAAGTAACTTTAATCTTTTGGGCAAGCCGATTACTGCCCTTCAAGACACGATAACGAACCATATCATAACAATGGTCTTCGCTGGAAGTATCAACGTCGTCAATCTTTTCTTCGTCGCGTGGCAACGAAGGTAAAGTTTCAATCGAAGCTTCGCAATTTCGCATGAAATATAACGCCGGGCCTTCGCCGCGAATTGCCGCTTCCAATCGGTCGCGTATCAACTGAAGACCGTTACGGCGCGAACCGGGCGACTTGTCAGATTCTACCCAACGAACGCCCTTCTTCGACATTTTCTTTTCAATCGTATCAACGTCGGATTCGCGAACATCCCGTATTTGATTATCAGCCGGGCCGGGCCAAGGTTGCGTTTCAATATATCCGGCTTCAAGCAAGGCAATTTCGCGGTCAATAATACCTTGCGCAACGTCGGGCGCGGAAAGTTTTAAACCTTTGTTCGTTCCGATTTCTTCGGTTCCGTACCATTCGGCGAACTGAACAAGCGTACCGGGCGGCGGGCAAAACTTCGAACCGTCGGGCAACGTTGCTTCTTCGCCGTTAGCTTCGGCAAACCATCCAACGCTAAACGGATGCGACGAACCCCAATCAAGACCCCTATCAATGCGCCAAGACTTCGGCACAATGAAGCGCGGTTTTACGTGTACTTCCTTTGACCAAATATCGTCAAGCGCGCCGCCCGCTGTAACATCCCAAGAACCTTCAAGCCATGCTTTGCGCAAGTTCTTATCAGTTGAACAAAGCCGGTCAAGTTCGGCAATGTACTTAACGTCAAGGTAAATGTTTTCACGATATGAACCAAAGATTGCAACTTGTGTTTTTGTAACTTCTTCGTCTTGTTGTGTCTTCGGATTAAATGCGACGCAAGTACGCCGCACAACTTCGCCGTTTTCGGCGCAATTGATGAACCGTTTCTTTACCCAATTGTGACCGGGGCCGCTTGGGTTAGTCGTGCTGAACACTTCAAGCGGAATCGGCGGCAACGGCTTACCGTCGTGCGTTTCGTATTGACCGTTCGGAAGCTTCGGCGTATGAAGTTCAGGAACAAACGACGAACGATTTGTTGACATTAGTTTGTCATACAATGCGCCGGTCGGATGTTTCGTTAATTCATTCCAGCCGATAAACGGGTATTCGTGACCGTGGAAATTATCGTAATCGGCAATCTTCTTTGCATGGCGAAACAACAGTTCTTCGCCAGTCGGCCAAACCCATTTATATTCGGAAGCTGATTCAAGGAACTTCGCGCCGTCGTCGAATGCGTTAAAGAAACGTTTCGATTGCGCGACAATATCGGCAAAGTTTTTATATTCTTTGTCAAAAATAACGCCGCGCCAATACGACCCGTAACCAATGCCCACATTACGCCGGAAGCGCATTAATTGGGTAATGGTCTTACCGGGGCCGCGCGTGCCATGATAAAGCGTATGGTCGCAACGGGTATCAAGCGCCAGTTCTTGCGAACTTCCCGGTATTGGTTGCCATATAACTTCGTCAGGCGGGTTAATGGGTTGTTGCGCCACGTTTCAACCCTTCTTGTTGCTTTCGCAAACGCTTTTCCCAATCGTCGGCGCTTCCGTGGTCTTTGACGACCATTACGCGATTTGCTGTAATGACGTTCGTATTGATATTCGTTTGCGGCTTTTCAATCAAGCCTTTAAGTTCGCCAATAACCTTCGCCGCTTTAATCCTGTCGTCGGCAATGGAACGTTCGCCTTCGACAATGGTTAAAAGATTCATAATCAGCTTATCGCGAAGGCTTTCTTTATCGAACTGTTCAAAACCTTCTTCTTTAAGTCGGGCGCATTCTTCGATTACGAACGGGTCTTTGTGCCATTCATGCGCAGCGCGAAGGGCTTTGCCAGTATCGACGCCAAAAACGGCAAGGCCCGCTTTAAACGGGTCATTGGGATATTTCAGCAGTTCAGCGGCAAACGCTGTTTTTAATTTTTGGTCTTGGTCTTGCATGGCGGCTTACTCGCATTTTTCAATAATGCAATCATACGATACGCCGCCCGGTCGGGCAAGGTTATTCGACGCGGCAAGCGTTTTCGTACTTGCGAACCAACGATTGAAGTTCGACAATCCGAATATTTGCGGCGTCGTAATCGCGGCCTAATTCGACAGTTTGTTTTGCAACGTCGTCAAGATTGATTTCGCCCGTTCTAGGCCGGTCGGTTCCGTCGTCGGGGGTTGCATCAAGTTTGCCGGGGCTGGGGGTAATTGTGGGCATACTGCAACGGGGTTTGACGCGCAACCGGCCAACGTCAAGTTCAGCAGTAACAGCGCGCGCGTTAAGTGCGGCAAGTTTGGTTTCGTATTCATTTGATACCCCGTTAATTTCTGTTGCAAGTTTGGCTTCGGCTGTTCGAACTTTCGTCAACGCTTCGTTTAATGCTTTGTTTTGTTTCGCTTCATTGGCGACGTGTTCGGCATGCGAACCCCAAAAGTAACCGCCGCCAAGCGTTACGACGATTGCGACAATAAACGCCAGCCATACGCGGGGGTCAAGTGCGGCAATCATTTTAACGCCTCATAAACGCGACGGTTCACGCCGTCAACAGGAATCAGCGAAAGCGCGGTATCAGCTTTGCATTTGCAAGCATAAGGCGCGCTTACGGCTTCGTAACCTTTCGCCATTGAATGCGCTTGTATTTCGTAACCGTTGCCGTTCTTAGTTCGGCTTGGTTTACAATCGCATTTTGTTTCGGCAATCATGCGACAACCTTTTTACCGGCTTGCATATCAGCCAACGACAAACCGCCCGTATATTGGAAGTGCGGATATTCGCGAAACGTCTTCCAGTTCCCGGCCCATTCAAGCCCACATTCAGCGCCAATTGCGCCAAGGCGTTGCCATAGGGTCAAATCAGCGCCAGCCGTGCCCCATACTGGCTTACCGTCGCGCATGGGCACCACGTCGAAGGCGGCGCGCCAATTGTGCCAGCTTTGACCGGCCTTCGCGTTCGTAACCTTTGCGCCCGGCTTCGTGCGGCCTTGCGCATAAAGTGCGTTTTGCGATTCGTTATCGCGATACGTCGAAGTTACAAGAACGTCGATACCTTCGGCGCGGCAACGGTCAAGAAAGTTCGCGGCTTTCGCTGCAACAATCGGTTCAAGGTCTTCAAGCTTTCGGCTGTTCAACATCGCTAACCCCTTGTTTAAGAATACGACCAAGAACGCCCAAGACAAGAAGAACAATTGTCGAATACGACACAACATGCGGCGGCAATGTCGCCTTCATATCGTCGGGCACTTGCAACCATGCGCCTTGTATTGCGGCGGCAAGAAGCATCGCGTTTACGCTGAACCAACGCCAAGCATTGCGCCAATCTTCAATAAGTTTAAGCTTCATTGTTAGACCTTGGAAAAATGCGTTCGTGCAACGCTTGAAAACTGGCAATCGCGCGCGTTCCCATATGGCCGGAAACAGCGATAAGCATTGCCGCTTTTGCGCCTTCAATGCCGGAAGCATCGCAAAGAAAATGCGTCAATATGCCCGCAAATGACGACGAAATAAGGTCAAACGCCAGTTCACGCCAATTGAATTTTTTCTTTCCGTTGCGTAAGCGTTGAACGTGTTGCACGACGCCGCCCCAACATGAAAGGCCAATTGTTGAAAGATACGGCAAAACTTGGCGAAACCATTCGACGATATACGCCGTATTGTTTGGGTATTTATCTGGCATTTTCTTCATTCCGTTTTGTTTTATCCGGCGCGTTTTGGCAACGCATTAACCGAAGTATAACGCCAAAGCATGACAACGGGCAAGAAAAAACCCCGGCGTATTAAGGCCGGGGTTTCCGTATTGCTTACTGGCGCAAGGCCAGCGGGGCGAACTTAGGCGGTGCGCCAAACGCGCGCGCCCTTGATGCCGTTTTCTTCGACGGAACGAACGACGAACTTGCGAACTTCGACCATGACGGGCACGGTTTCGCCCTTCTTGTTGGTCTTGGTCGAACCGTCTTCGGCGGGCACGCTGTAACGTGCGGTTGCGCTGGAAACGGTCGAAGCAAGCGATTTCGCCGGGTTCGGCTTGTCGGCGTCAGCCGGAACGAAGAAGGAATGACCGGGGGCCATGTCGTCAAACGGGTACACTTCGCCGCCACGACCGCCGCGCTTGATGGTCGGAACGGGTACGTTCGCTTCCAGTACGAAGCCGTTCTTGCCAGCGGCGACGGTTTCAGTTGCGCCGGTTTCGGCGGTGGATTCTTGGTTATGGTTCTTGGACACGGTTGCAATTCCTTTTTCAGTTGCGCGGGTTGCGATTTCGCCCGCTTCGTTTACGATGGATGGATTAACTTCAGCAAGACCCGCTTCAATAAGCGGTGCATGAATCGAAGCTGAAGTATATACGAAATTGCCCGCTTGTGTTGCGGAAACAATTTCTTCAAGCTTCACTTCGCCGATTTGTGCAACGGCGACAGCCGGGGCGGTTTTGCGGGAAGCGGTCTTTTTAGGTGCGGTTGCCATGTTTAAAACTCCTTACATTGTTGCCGCTTCGCGGCGGGTTGTTACCGTTTTGATTCGGTAGATAGAACTTTAATTGTTTCTTTGGTCTTCGTCAAGTCTTTTTGCAACTATTTTCGAACAATTTTGCAAATTTCTTTGAAGTTGCCTTGATAGTCGGGCCAAAGGCCGGTTTTCACATTGTAACAGTATTCGGCTTCTTGGCGGCTTGCTTCTTCGGCGTCGAAGTGTCCGACAATACCCATTGCAACGATAAGCAACGCGGCAATAATCCAATACTTTAAATTCTTTAACATGTTAACCCCTTTGTTGTGGTAAGTCTTTGGCGACGCCTTCGACGCCTTCCAATGCGATACGCTTTGCCAAGTGCAAGCCGCTTTGCAGTTGCAGCAACGGCGGTACGATGCCGTCAGCGCCGATAAGTTCGGCAAGGTCGATTATCGCCTGAATCGCTTCATTTTGCTTTTCGACGGTTTGATACAAGACGCCAGCGGCCCGAAGCAAGTTGTAATATTCAGGGTTTACGCTTTGTTGCGTAAATACAACCTTCAGTTCTTGCGCGCTTTGGTCAAGGTCGATAACAACGCCGTCTTCAATACGAAGCAACGTTGCTTTCATTATCTGTTCATGGTTTAACATTTCGTCAATCCTTCGTTTAATCTTCAACAAGTATAACAGAAACGCCAGCTTCGGCAAATGCTGTTAATGCAAGGTTCAATGAATCCGACCATTGCGCCGGGTTGTTGACTTGCCCACACTTAGCGACAACGCGGGCGATTCCCGATTGAATGATAACCCCGGCACAGTTCGAACACGGCGACAGCGGCGACACGTACAGCGAATAACCCCTTACGGGTTCATGGGCCGAAAGAATCGCGTTCGGTTCGGCGTGTACGGTCAACGGGTACTTCAATTCACGATTCGACAGCCGTTCGACGGTATCACGCACGCCGCGCGCAAAGCCGTTAAATCCGACGCTTGCAATTGTTCGGTCGGGTCGGACAATGACGGCCCCGACCTTCGTACTTGGGTCTTTCGACCATTCGGCAACGTGTTCGGCCATTTGCAAAAATCGCAAATCCCATTTGTCAAGCGCGTTAAGTTTTGTTGTTTTCATACGTCAATATACGACAAAGCTTTTGCACGTTCGACAGTTCCGACGCAATCGCAAAAGTCGCAATCGTGCCAGTCGT